TTGGAGGACCATTAACTATGAGAAAAGGAGTATTAACTCCTTTTGGTAGTAGGTTTAATTTAGGAGGTCCTTTACATACTAATGGTGGAGATTGGTCTAATGGTCTTATATTTATAAATGAAGGGGATACTCATGAACAGAATCCCAATGATGGTGTACAAATGGGTGTAGATCCTGAAGGGGTACCTAATTTAGTTGAAGAAGGAGAGGTAGTTTGGAATAACTATGTATTTAGCAATAGACTAAAAGTACCTAAAGCTGTGAGGCAGAAGTATAAATTAAGAGGTCAAAAAGACATGACTTTCGCTGATGCTGTTAAGAACGCACAGAAGGAAAGCGAAGAAAGACCTAATGACCCTATTGCTCAAAGAGGACTTAATGATATATTAATGAAGTTAGCTTTTGAGCAAGAAACTAAGAGACAAAAAACAAATAATAGACAATATTCACAGGGTGGTGGTATACATATTAAACCTAGTAAGAGAGGCACTTTCACAGCAGCTGCATCAAAGCATAATATGGGAGTACAAGAGTTTGCTTCAAAGGTCTTAGCTAACCCTGATAATTATAGTGAAAGTATGAGAAAGAAAGCACAGTTTGCTAAAAATGCTGCAAGTTGGAAGCATGGTTTAGGTGGAAATTTATATCCTAATGGTACCCCTCTAGCAGGAATGGGTAATTTCGCTAATTTTATGGGGTACTATGATGAAGATGGTAACTATGATGAACTTGCAGGTATGTCTCCAGAGCAAGCTATTAACAGAGGATATGGACCTATTAGTTGGAACAGAGATCTTGTTTTACTTAATCAGCCAAGGTTAGCACCTGGACTAACTATTCCAATATCTACACAGGAAACTGTTAAAAATAATACACATGAAAGTCTTATTTCAAAGTCTAATAATAGCAGAAGCAATAACAAGGGGTATGACTGGGAAACAGGATTAAGATATGTACCAGCACTAGGCTCAGCTATTGGTGTATTTAGTGATTTGATGGGTTGGACTAATAAGCCTGATTATAGTAATGCTGATGCTATATTAAATGCTAGTAAAGGAGTTAGAGATGTTAGATTTGATCCTATTGGTGATTATATGGCCTATACTCCTTTTGATAGAATGTTCTATCTTAATCAACTTAATGCTAATTCAGCTGCCAACAGAAGAGCTATTACTAATGCTTCTGCAGGTAATAGAGGTGCAGCTATATCTAGTTTATTAGCAAGTGATTATAATACTCTTAACAGTATTGGACAATTAGGAAGACAAGCAGAAGAATATAACTTAGCACAAAGACAAAAAGTAGCTGATTTCAATAGAGCTACTAATATGTTTAATAGTGAGGGTAGTTTAAAGGCACAGCAGGCTAATCAAGGAGCTGCTGAAGTTAGAATGAGAGCTGCTGCTGAGGCTGCTAAATTAAGAGATACTATTGATGCTAGAATAGGTGCTGCAAGAAGTGCTAACCTTACTAATTTATTTGATAGTATTGGTAATATTGGTTGGGAAGCATTTAACAGAAATATGGTTAATAGTAGCAATCCTTTATATGGCATTGATAGGTCTGGTAGAACATTCTATAAGCCAGAAATAAGAGACTACTTATCTGAAGAAGATTGGCAAAAACTAATGAGTGTTGACCCTAATAGTGATGTAGGTAAAAAGTTAATAGAGAAAGCTAGAAGAAACTTTAGACATCAAGAATTTGGTGACAATTGGAGATCTAATGGAGGTTATATAACAATTAAAGGAAGGAGAAAGTAATGCCAAATTATTCAATAGTAATTAATAGTAAATTCCGACCTTTCTCATATGATGAAATGATTAAGCCTGTTCAAGCTATGTATGAACAACAAAGTAAGATTGAAGAGGGTTTATCAGAATTAGAGACTAAAGCTAATATATGGGAGGGACTTGCTAATGAACAAACTGACGAGAAAGCATATAAACAATATAAGAAGTATGCAGATGACTTAAGAGCAGCTGCTGATGATTTAGCATTGAATGGACTTAATGCTAGTTCTAGACAAAATCTTTATAGAATGAAGTCTAGGTATGCTAGTGAGATTACTCCTATAGAACAAGCATATGAGAGAAGAGCGAAGCAGCTAGAAAAACAAGAAACTCTGGCTGCTCAAGATCCTTCTTTAATATTTGATAGAGAAGCAGCACTAACTAGCTTGGATACTTATATGAATAATCCTGCTCTTAGTTTTAAAGCTATTAGTGGAAAACAAGTCATGGCAGATGTTATAGCACAAGCTTCTTCTTTAGCTAAAGAGTTAGATACTACATCACTTGCACATTTGACTGGTAATGCTGACTTCTATGAGTATGTTAAGAAATATGGAAAGACAAGTACTGCAGTAATGAAAGCTATTATGGATAGTCCAGATGCAGATAATGTTCTAACTTCATTAATTTCAAATACAGTAAATTCTACAGGAGTAAACGAATGGAAAAATCCTGATGGTACTATAAATAGTAATGCTATAAATAAAGTAATAGCATCAGCTAAGAAAGGATTATGGGCAAGTGTAGGTGCTACAGAGACTACTATAACACCAGATTGGAGAAGACAGGAGAATTTGCAATACAGTCATCAACAAGCGTTGCAGGAGGATAGGCAAGCATTTGAAGCAGAACAGAGAGATAAAGATAGAGATTTAACTAGAGAACAACAAAATTTACAGTATCCTCCAGTATATGAGAATGGTAAAATAATAGGTAGACTAGATCGAACAACAGGTTCAGTAATTCCTATAAGTGCTGTGAAAGGTGCTGATAATAGTTTAACTATGGGGGATGCTGCTGGTAAACCTTTAGATAGTGGAAGAGCAGTAAGTACTACTAGTGAAGAACCAGACCCTTCTTCACCTAAATACAGGGAGTGGTTAGGGAAAATGAGGTATTCAGATCTAAAGAACAATGAGGTTATTGGAGCAAAAGGTATGGAAACAATAACACAAAACTTTACTCCTCTAGTAGGTATAAGTCGTCACAGAGATAGATATAGACATGGAAATTTCTATGCTATTAGCAGTGAAGGAAAAGATATTCCTCATACTCACCTTGGTTGGACGAAATCTAACTTAGCTAGTAGATGGCTTGGAGATAGAACTTTTGATGTAGGAAAAAATGCTATAATATTAAGTAATCATCAGATTAATTCATTACCAGTCTCAGATAGAGAAGCTATTACTATGGCTGCAAAAGAATTACAATTTGATAAAACAGGAGCACAGTATGAAGTTATTGCTGTAGACACTAAAGATAAAAGTGGAAAAGATTATATAATAGCAGTACATAACAAAGAAGTACTTCCCTTTATAGGTGAAGGGTATAAAGATATTGATATAGAGATTCCAATTACAAGTAAAAAAGAAGCAGCTGTCACATATGGATCAGAAGAAAATCCTAAGGGAGGACCAACTGCTTATACCCCTTATAGTGTAGATTAATATGAGATTTAGTGATATTAAATCTTCTAATCCTAATATAATAGGCTTAAAAGGATTAGATTCAATAGCTACAGGAGTTCAAAATACTCCTGCAGACAATCAATATGCTCAAGTAAAGAATAACTATAATAATCCTTATAAACTAGGACAATATGTCGAACTAAGTGATGCTATATCTGCGTATACTCCTAAGTCACTTTTTGAACTTCATGATGAAGAAAGAAATAAGAATATTATAAGAGAACAGATATATGATCAAATAAGAGCAGAGGAACTAAAAAAATACGGGCAAACAAATCATACAGCTAAAATTCAGGAGATAGCAGAAAAAGTGTCTCCTTATTATAAGAAGTATGCTTTTGATAAAACAATGACAGGAGGAGAATATATAAAATTCTCTGACAATCAGTGGACAGAATTAGCTGCTAATTATCAAGCAGATCTTGCTGCTAGTGGAGAAAAAACAGCGAATGATAACTTAAATAAAGCAATTCAAACAGAAGTATCAAAAAACCAACCTCTATTAGAAAAACTTACCTATGGGTTAAGAGGTTTTGGAACTTCCTTTGGAGGTTCTCTTATTTCTTTTGCAGGTATGTTTAAAGGTGCTGTAGATTATGCTATTGGTAATGGAGAAGATAATAAAAATCTACCTTGGTATATAGATTTTTTAAATTCAGCAGTAGATAATAATTGGACTAGATATGGTACTGATGTAATGAATTATGGTTCTTTGTATGCAGATGATATACAAAGAGCTAAAGAGTTAGGAATATCTAATCAACAAATAGTTGAAACTGCTGGACAAGAATATGGTACTGATAGCTTCTTTGACCAAATAGTTAATATAAATACTCCATTTAAACTATTACAGCAAGCAGGATTTACTTCAGGAGCAATAGCAGAAGCTGCTGCTACAAGTGCTATAGGAGGTATGGCTTTTAAAGGTTTAAAATATGGTACTTTAGGATTAAGAGCAGCTGGTGTGTTAAAAACTGCTGAAGCTGCAAAAAATACTATAAGAGGCTTACAGAGAGCAGAGAATATTTTCCAAAAGATAGTAGTCCCAGGTCTTGTGGGTTCAGGAGAAGGAGTAATTGAAGGGCTTGAAACAAAGAGGGAAGTTCTTGAAAATGGTTATAACTATCTTAAAGAGAAGCAACAAGAAGTAGTTCAAAATGATGTTATGCAGATGGTTAAAGATATGCAATTAAGTACTGTCATTAACCAAGAAACAGGAGAGGTAGCTTATGTTACTCCAGATGGAAAGCAAGTAAGATTAGAGGCTTTATATGATATAGCCTTTAATAATCATAAGAACGAATTTGATGCTAGTACAGAAGCCATTGACACTGATGCCACTATAGCTGGTGTAAACAATTTTCTTTTAAACTCCTTAATAAATGGAGTTATGAATACTACTTTAAAAGCAGGCCTTCAAAGTAATAAAACTAGAGAAATGCTTAAAAACTCAAAATTATTTGGGTGGGCACAACCTAGAGGTAATTTTAATGTTGTTCAAGGTGCTGATGGTACATTTAGTGTTAATCCTAAATTAGGAATAGGAAAGTCTATATTTAATATAGTTAAAGAGCCTGCAGGAGAATTTACTGAAGAATACTTACAAACTCTTTCAGACGCAGTATCTCAGGCAGGTGCAAGTAATAATATTCATGACTATATTGATAAAAAATACTCAGGAAGAGCTACTGCACAAATAGGAGATTGGCTGTCTTCTGACTTTAGTGCAGCTTGGACTACTTTATCAGAAAAAGCTTTAGATCAAGAAGCTATGAAGGCTGGTGTCATGGGAGCACTAGGTTCTATGATGGGATCAGTAGCTAAACCTAAAAAAGCAATAGGAGCTGATGGTAAAAGAACTTTCTTTGGTAAAGAAGTTAATAGTGAAGGTGAGCAGCAATCTAATTTAGAGAGATGGTTAAGTATTCCTGAAAGACTAGGATGGAGATCAGGACTTCTTGCTGAATTTAATAAGTCTAGACAAGAATTAAGAGAATCTAAAGCTATGGCCAAATCATTAGAAGAATGGTTGAATGACCCCAAAAATAAAGGTAAATTTGATGGTGTCAATGGTACATTAGCTTGGGCACAAGATATGGACAGTAAAGCAAAGTTAAATGATGAGTTTGGTTATAGAAATTCAGTATTAGGTAAAACCATTAATGACATCTTTATGTTGAAACAGTTAGAAGGTACTGATTTCTATAATAGTTTAATGGATAGACTTACTTCAGTAGCTGCTGTAGAGGAAAATAGTGAGGAGGCTAAACAATTAGTAGACCAAATAAGAAATAATGCAGATTCAAGTCAAGATTTTGCAAATTCTTCAGACCAACAGGTAGTAGGTACTCTAAAGAAAAATGCGATGGATATGTTAAACTATATCCAAAAGGTCGAAGAAGAATCTGATAATTTAGAAAAAACTTTTCCTCGTATTGACGAGGATACAAAACAATCTCTTGTGTATTCTAGAATAGCTAAAGAAGATTTTAGAGAAAGAATAAAGTTACTTGAAGAAGAGACTTCAGCAATACATTCAAATATTTTAGAAGAAGAGGCTAAGCAGAACTCTTTAGAAGATCAGGAACCTAGTAATATATCAAAACAAGAAAAGAGATTATTAGCAAGATTTGGTAGCTTAGAGGAGGCTAGAAAAGCCTATGTTGATGGAAATCAAGCAATTGCTGAACTAGAAGAAAAGAAGAAAAAGCTACAAAGTGAAATAGAAAACCTAAAGAAAAATACTACAGTAAGAGAGAGACAGAAAGACTCTATAGAGAAAAAAGAGAAAGAGGTTAAAGCAGCAAAGGCAGCATTAAAGAGTCTACAAAGGCAAACTAAATCTTTAGGCAAAGAGCTTTCTAAAGCTGAAGAAGAAAGAAAAAAACGTAGAGGTACAGAAGTAGAAGGCAGAGGTACAGATACTATATTATCTATACAAGATTTGCTTTCATTAGATCAAGCAACTTTAGCTAGCATACTTTATCGAGGTAATAGAAGATTTTACCAAGTAACCCATCAAAATGAGAATGAAGAAGAAAGCACTACAGAAAGTAGAAATTACTACACTGAAGAACAGCAGAGAGTAATTGAAAGATTATTAAGTCTAGGTAGAGCTAGAGATTCCGAGTACTTAAATAAGATGGTAGATTTAGTTAAGTTAAAAAATACTTTAACTAAATTTGATGAGCAAGAAACAGCTATAATGCTTAATAGAGATAATTACTTTAGATATGTTCAAGCACAAAAAAGAGCAGCTGCTAATGTCTTAGTAAAGAAAACATTTGAAGCTCTTAATGCTATAACAGACTATGAAGAATTTGCAAATGCTATGGATGATCTTCAAAACAAATTTGATGATCGACAAGTAGCTTCTATAGTAAGATCTTTGAAAAAAGTAGGTAATCAAAACTTTGAAAGGTTCTACAAAGGGAAAAATAATTTTCAAGAAATTCTAGATATTATAAGTAAAGATGCTGCTTTAGCTAATTCTGTAGATAGTAATTCATTAGATTTATTTGTATATGCTGTTCAGTATTTAAGTAATAAAGGAATAAATGTAGATTCTTCTAATATTGACGAAGTCACTAGAGCATTATCTGAAGAAGATAATGAAGGTAATAATCTATTTGAATCCTATATAAACTCTATAAATAGTAAGGTAAGTGAAGAAACTAATAATGCTATTCCAGAAGTTGTCTTTACTAGTACAGATGAAGTAATTGATGATATGATTCATTTGTTGGATGGAGTACAAAGAGTAAAAGATGAACGAGCATCTAATAATAGAAGTATTGAAGTTACTGTGACATCAGAAGAGAAAGCTCCTCCTACTCCTCCAGCACCAATTGTTGAAAAGCCAGCTACTCCTGAAGAAACTAAAGACGATGATGAATCTAATCTTCAATCTAAGTCTGAACCTACTCCTTTAGAAGATGAAGTAAATGATAATCTTCCTAATGATCAAAAGAGCTTTTTAGATCAAATACAGACTAAAAATAATAAAAGAATTAGAGATGCTTTTGAAAGTTTATTTAAAACAATTGAAGCTGAAGTAAGTAATGATTCAGAAGCTAGTAAAGTGCTATCTACATATAAAAAAGATGCAGAAGATGTTATATATAATTTAGGTAATAGAACATATAGTACAGAAGAGTCTTTGGTTAATGCTTTACAGAATGCTATAGACAATGTTAATCATAGTAATAGTAATAAGCAAGATAGTATTATATATCTACTAGAAAGAGCTTTAAATGAGTTGAAGCAAACTAGAGGTACCAGAGCACGCCAAGAAGCTTCTGAAAGAAGAAGAAGTTCTTCTAGTGGAAGAAATCCTAATTCTGGTACTATTAGGTCTAAGGATATGCAAGAATTGCTTACTCAGCATCCTGACTCTCCATTATCTAAATTTATTATATCTCATAATATAATAGATTTCCTAAAGTATGGCTTCCAAGATATGCTTAATGCTTCTAATGGAGATGTAGAAATATATTTTTATTCAGACCCAGTATTAACAGAGCAAGTTAGACAAGATTTAGGAGATAATTATTCAGATAATGCTTTACCTATTATTGCTGTAGTTAAAAGTGATGAAGGCTCTATAAATATAAATGGAGAGCACTATCAACCTATTGCTATAATGCCAGATACAGGTAGTGATACTTCTGGCAGTAATAGAATGAAAGAAATAAGAGATAAAGTAAATAAGGAAAATGAGGGGCTTGTTATGTATGAAAAGGATGGTGAGATTATTCCTGTAAAAGCCACTCCTAATGGTAAAAAAGGCTGTGTGACAGCTGCTCATCCTGATGCTGGTACTTCTAGAGAAAATACTGCAAAAAATAATAATAACCTTCTATCTCTGATAGAAGAAACTCTTACTCCAGAAGAACAAGAAGAAGAAGCTGACAGTAGAAATAGGGGAAGAGGATTTACTAGAGCTATGCAAAAGGCTATTCGTAGATGTATAGAAAGACTTAGTACAGAAGGTGGTAAGTTATTTTATACTCCTGATGCTCTTAATGGTAGAGAAGGAAATCCTATAAGACTGTTTGTAAAAAGCATAGATAATTATGAAAATAAAGATGGCAAAACATTATATGATGTATTGGATGAAGGGGATCCAATAGCAATAAAAAACTATAACTCAAGAACAAGACGTCTATACAGAGAAGTAATAGATAAAATAACTGATAGATACACTAAGCTAAAAGCAAAACAAGATAGTGCTGGTGTAACACCTGAAGATATTGAAGATTTTGTAGAGTTTGTCAATAATATCCTTAATTCTAAATTTAGAAATTCTATATATATAGGGACAAATTATAATTTTTCTATACAGAGAGCTACAGAAGATGATGGGAATTACCCAAAATTTGAAGTAACACTGACTAATGAAAAAGATTCTTCACAAAATTTTAATTTGGGTTCTATAGATAATAGTAATCTAAATAATCTAGGACAGACACTGTTATCAAATATTTTAAGTATTCCTTCAGAAGAAAATAAAGAATTTGCACATCAGCAAGTAAGCTTTAATAATGCGGAGACAGCAAACATAGAAGGAGCTACTAATGAGCAAGGTGTAGATTTACAGGAAATGGCTATAAATGATTTAGAAGAACTGATTGCAGATAACTTACTTGAAGTAGCAGCATCAAGTCTTGATTATGTTCCTTCTAGTGTAACTATAAATGCTCCCTTTAGTGTAGGAGAGACAGATGCTACTGTATATGATACTAGTACAGATAATGCTAGTTCTATTGGCACTGCAGGAAGTGGAGAAATTTCTGTAGGAGGTACAATTGTAGACGATAGTTCAGGTACAGTAGTAGAAGGAGAAGAATCTAATCTAGAACCTTCTAATGATGCTATTTCTTCTATAAATGATATTATAAATAGGATAAAAGAAAATTCTTCTAAGCTAGTATTACTAGAAGATGGTTCTGGCTATATAAATAAGGAAACTGGTAGAATATATGCTAGAGTAACAAATGTAGAGTATACAGAAGAAGCTGCTGGTGAAGAATTTAATGCTAATTCTCCTTGGGTATTACCTAGTACTACAATAGGTAATATTGTTGATAGAATAGTTAGAGACTTCTTTGAAGGAGCTTTTAATATTAATGATTTTGGTAGTACAGCTAATAGTAGAGTAAGATATGCTACTATTAATAATACTTTAGGTGTAACAGATTCTTCTAATCTAAAATTAATTGATATAGAAGTAACTGAGAATGGTTTAGAGATAAATGCTGATGTAGAAGGGACTAATTTTACTGTAATAGTTAATGAAGAAAATGGTAGCTATCAAGTAAATGATAACTTTAAAGTTATTGTAAAAGGAGATAATGGAGAACAAGAAATTTATGCAGGAGAAGATGCTAAAGCAATAGCTCCAGTTATATTCGCAGAGAACTCTCCATTATTAAATGAAGGTATAAAAAAGAAAGATGTAACTACTAAACACGGAATTACAATAAAAAATGATTCTCAAAATAAAGTTAATTTAGAAAAATTTCTTGAGGACCAGCATATTGAATCTTTACATAAAAAATATCCTAATATAAGTGAGCAATCTCTAAATGCCTTAATAAATAGATTAACAACTCTAAAAAATTACTGGGAAGCAGAAGGTTGGCATATTTCTGCTGATGGTATTAAAGCAATAGGAACTGTAGCACTGTCCTCAGAAGGTCAGTCTATAAATGTAGATACTGCAGGTACCCTAGATATTCTTTTGTATAATGATAAAGGACAAGCTAGAGTAGTAGATATAAAGACTGTTCATGTAAATAGTGATTATACAGAAGAAGATATTTCTGATGCTATAGAAGACAGGAGAAATAAGTGGGAAACTCAAACTACATTGTATAGTGACTTTATTAATTCCCAGTACGGCTTAAAGTTCCTAGATAGTGAAATTCTTTGTATTCCTGTAGTATACCCAGCTCCAAATAATAAGAATACTTATAAAACAGAAGAGACAGGTCAAGATAATCTAGAAAGATTACTATTAAATGATCAAGAGCTTTCTGTAGATATAGTAGACTATAAAGAAAATACTGAAGATGGTTTAGTGCCTTTAAAAAGAAGATCATTAAGTTTTATGCTTAGTAAAGCTAATGATAAGCTAAAGAAAATAAAAATTCTTCAAGATACTATAGGAGAATTAACTTCTGTAGATTTAAACACACTAGAAGATAATTTTCAACCTTCTGAAACTTCTTCAGAAACTTCTATTGATCCAATTACAGGAGGAGAAAGCTTTGAGTTTACAGGATTTGATGATGATGCTATGATAGCAGACTTTGATAATGTAATTTCTATAGCTACAGTAGTAGCACCTTCTGGTATAGCTTGGGAAAATTTAACAGATGATATAAGAAATTCATTAACATCTAGAGGTTATACAAAAGAATCATGGGACAATAATCCAATATCATTACAAGAATGTCTAAATAATAAAAGTTGTAGAATATAAATAAAAAATCTAATAAAAAATAAAAGGCAAGGTTTTACCCTTGCCTTTTATTTTATTATATATTTTATTTTCTAGTTTTAATACCAAATTCAAATGACTTATATGCCTCATAAGGATGTTCATATAAATACATACTCCTTAAAGGAGAATACCTAATCATATGGGTTATCCATTTAGGATCACCCTTTTCATACTTATCTTCCTTACTTCCTTGATAATAAAAAGAAGAATTATCTTTTTCCGCTACTTGAGCACCTACAAATTCATATCCAATATTGCATAGTTCCCATAAGGCAGCTGCACCTGCAGGAGTAGGATCTAGGAAAGAATTTTTCTCCCTCATTATACCACTAGGAAGAAATAAAGCATCCTGCTCCATTAATAATCTAGATGAAAAGTAATATGCTAGTCCTCTAAGTCTATTATCTTCTTCATCATCTTTATCATCATCATCTGGAGGTGCCGTAGCTAATCTTGCTAAGAAATAAGCCAGTATAAGAAGAGCATCCATCAATGTCCTTCTCATATTCTTTACTTGATGTCTACTAAATCCTGCTTGAATTAAACCTTTTTCAACTCTACTACTAAATGGACACAATAGACCTCCTATAGTTAAAAGAAAGCTTTGTCTACCAGAAAAAGAATTGACAATTAACTTCATTGTAGAAACTAATGAGCCTTCCACATCTTTATTCAACTTTAAAGAATGATGATTTGGAGCAAATCTTCTTTGAATGAAACCCAATACCCAACCTCTCATGCTCAATACCATATTACCAAATACAGATTGAGAGAATGCTACTTGATCAGTTTTATTGTATATACCATGTAATCTATCATTAATTTCCTTTGCTTTATTAGCAAACTCAGTTTCATCTGCTGTTTGCCAAGTTAACTGCATGGCTTGTGCTTTTAACTGCTTCTTTGCAGCTTCTAAGTTGGTTGATTTTATATTGTTTTTATTAAGATATTCTTTTTGCTCATCATTTAAAGTTTTTTTAATCTTAGTAGGTGCAGTAATAGGATTTGAAGTAGATTGAACTAAGTTAATAGCATTAATAATAGAACTTATAAAGTCATATTTTTGTTTACCATCAGAAGACTTAAAGAAAAGTTTTTCTTTTATTTTATATTTTTTATTTTCATCTCTTTCATATGCATCCCAAACATTAGTTTCATGCATATTTCCACTTTCATCATACCAATATAACTTAGTAGCATGAGCTAAGGCTAGATAAGACATACATTGCATATAATGATCTCCTGTTTTATATGCCATCATAGGTAAATCAGATAGCATGTTAAAAAATCTAGTTCTAGTAGAATACCATGTTCTATAATTTTGTTCATTTTCGTTTCTTACATCAAAATGCCTACAAAACATAGATAGTTCATCCTGTTTAGCTTGCTTTAAGAAACTTTGCCAATAAGGAAGTGTTCCAAATCTAGAAAAGTAGATTTTATGTGCCCAGCCCCAATCTTTTAAGTCATAATATTCACCAGTAGCAGCTTCTTTAAATATTTCTGTAGCACCTGTTCCTGTATTAACTACACCACCTGCTAAGTTAAATCCAAGAAACATTTTAGCACCTAAGCCTGATATAAAAGATGCTACTTTTTCAGGCACTATAGTATTGAAAAAGTGAGTACCACTTTTAGGTATAGCTATTCCATACACTTGTTTTTCTAAGTACTTAAGGTATCTAGTATAAGCTCTACTTTTAGAATCTCTTTCTTTTTCTATCTTTTCTTTTCCTTTTTCCTTTGTCATACGATTGTTTAAGACATTTTTACCTACTTCAAGTACATCTACTACACTGCTCATAGCTTTATATGTATATGCCATACTTGCATATGCCAACATACTATGACACAAATCAGTACTTAAATCATTAATGTCTTTAAGTTTATTTATTCCATACATAGGAATACGTCTTATTTTCTCTCTTTCAAACTCTGTAGGATCTCCTAATAAGTCTTCAGTTAGAGCATTATAAGTACTTAAACAACCATAATCATAGTCTTCACTACTTTCACAAAAAGTATCTTTAAGTTTACTAGCAATACTAAAACCAACAGCTTTTCTAAAACCCTTATGTGGATAAGAATTTTTAATTCTATTTGTAAAATTACCCCTGAATTGAGGAACTCTCTCTAATAAGGCTCCTCCTTCTTCTACAAATCCATCAAGTTTCTTTTTTAATTCTATATATTTATCATACCATTCTTTAACAGCAGTATTGTTGTTTACTTTTGTATCAAACTCAGGATTACTATAGTCAGCTTTTGCAAGTGTTTCACCTCTAGCGGGAACCCATCTTTTTAATTCATTACTCCAAACACTATTGATTTTATTCCAATCTTTTAATTTCTTTTTTAAGATAGTCTGATAATTAAGAGCATTAACTATTTCTGGAGTATTTTGCCAGTTAGGATACATTTGTTTAAACTCATCTTTAGCTTCTTGTATGGCCAAATCTCTAGCAGCATGCCACTCTCCCCATTTATATTCAGATAAAATATATCCAGTAAGTTCTCTTTTTCCAGTAATAGGGTCAGTAGTAGTTTCAAATAAATAAGATTGATCTCTGCCAAGACCTAACTTTTCCCACTCTTTTTGAAGCTCTATTAACTCATCCCATGTATCGTTAACATCTCTATTAATATTATCCTTTTGCATCTCTACACATATATCAGCTATCTGACCTATAATATCAGAATTATTAGACATTGAAGCCATAAACCTTTCATATAATGAAATATCATCGTGTAGAGAGCTTAAGCATTCTCTAAGACTGATAGATCCTGCTTCTGCTATATCAAGTTTATAGTTACCTCTTTTAACTCCATGAGAATATCTAGAAAACAGAAGTCGTCTTTCTGTATCTATGCTCTTTTTTCCCATTAAAGTCTCACAGAAGGTAGCAAAGTATTCAAATTGTCTACTTATAAGGTTACGCTCTACTATATTAATAGCCTTAGTCAGAGATTCTATAAGATTATCAATTTTAAATTTATTATTTTCATCTGCAATTTTCAAGTAAGGCCTACGGGCATTTAGTAATCCTATTATAGCTCTAGCATTATCAACAAATATTGATACTTGCTGTAAATTTTTACCATACTTAGCCATATTATCAAAGAACTTACTAGAATCCTTCAAATCTACCTCATCAAGTAACCTGTTTACTTCTCCTGTAGGACCAATATGTGTACTTATTTTCTCTAATGATGCTATAATTCCATCTAAAGACATACTCTCAGCTAGTAAGCTGTTAGGAGTATTTACATGGCCTATTCTATTTTTTACTACATCTACTAAATCTTTAGTCAGACTATTTGTAAAATTTGAGTTGTTTACTGCCCTTAATTCATTAACTTGAGAATTTAACCTTCTAGCAATTTGTTTGAACAGTGTACTATTAGGACCTAATTCACCATCATATAGTACCTCTCTTGTAGAAATAGCATTTTCAACAGTTCCTTCAAAATTAGGAGAAAGAAAACCTTTAGCTATTTGATCTGCTATTTGCCTTGAGGCTAAAACATCTTTTTTAATGTCATTTTTTGCTACACTAAAAATTCTTTTAACAATATTAGCAATTCTATGAGCAAGCTTTTGCCATATAGTTTTATTTTCTAATCTGTCTAAAAGAGCTTGCCCTACTAATTTACCTGCTACTTCTCTAGCAACATCAGTTCCATAAGATTTAGATAGATATTCCTCCCCAAGTATTTCTCTTTGAACATTTTCATCTTTTACTAACTTTATTAGCCTTTCTATCAACAAATTATCACCAAGAGCAGCTATAGCAAAATGCCCTGCCTCTTCAGCCAAGGTTTCTTCTACATGTTCTCCTTTAGCTAATTTAATTAGATGGTAAAGGCCATCAGCATTCTCTTCTGCATTTATAGTACTATATTTGCCTCTAAAAGAGTTAGCATCTTTTAAAAAATCAACACCTACTCTAAGATCTTTTAATTTTTTAATTATTTTATTTTGTATTTCTTGTCTTCTAATTGTTTCTCTTAAAGCATCTTGATTTTCAAAAGTATTTTTAACTATAGTAAGGTGGTAATTACTACCATCAGGTACTATAGTAGCTAAGTATTTTTCTCTAAATGGACTATTTTTATTAAATTGCTGTAACTTAGTAACAGCTTCTTCATAACTGTAATTACCAGACTTAATTTTTTTATTAAGAATATTCAGTAACTGTTCTTCATTACTGCTTACAGTAATCAAGTTATTTAATGATTCAAATGTTATTTCTCCATTATCATCAAACTCTGCAAGACCTTCTGCAGCATTTAAAAATTTCTCATTTGTGCCAATATAATAAAGTCTATTGGCGTCTCTTGCTGTAGGAGTATAGGATAGTAGGTTTCTGTATAACCTACTATCCTTTAGTCCATCAGCAGTTCTTACCTTAGTATATCTAATACAACTACTCATATATATTAATATTTATGCACATCCCCACTGTAAGTTACCATTATCGTCAATCAGTTTAACTTTTTTGCCCTGCTCACATTCAATCCCTAATTCTGAGGCTATATTTTCAAGCTCTGGAATTGTTTTACTCCTATCATTGACTTTACTTAATATAGCTCTTTTAGCAAGTATCTTATTTCTACGAAGTCCCACATTAACCATTTCTTCAGCTAAAGCATCTACTGCAGCATCAAAAGATATTACAGGATCAGAATCATTTCTACTGGGATCTTCTATACTATTATTATTTGTATTTCCTTCTTCATCATTTATTATTGTATTTAAATCACCAAAATAGTGAGTAAAAACATTAGTCTTTCCTAACTCTTTATTTACCCTAACATAAGTTATCTTTGGAGATGCAGATACATTAAACATTGATTCTCCTGATTGTGCTATATAAACATCACTTCCTAATTTTATTGCTGGTTTAAAGGCAGTACTACTTTTACCACTACTTAATACAACATAATTAGATAAATAATTATTTTTACCACTTAAATCAATTTCAAATGATTCCAATGGTCTACCAGAGTTAGAAGAAGCTAATTTCAATAGTCTATTTTTTATTTTACCAGTAGGAGTATAAACAAGTTGGTTATTGTCAGTATGGTTTAATATAAACTCAACCATAAAATCTTCAATGTTTAACCCTGAGTATTCCCCTCTTAAAATTTCTTCTAGAAATTCTTTATAAGTTCTTCTTTGGCCATCATTTGTAGGCACAGGAATACTTTCCTTAAGTACACTAGGTGCTAAGTGATTAAATGATAAGAAACTAAAAGTATTACCTGCTCTATAGAAATTATACATAAAGAAGTTTCTTGCTAGACTAGGATGTGTCTCTAATAAACTAGCCCAAGCATTTTTAAAATCATCTTTTTGAGCAGATTTAAATCCCATTACCTGAGGTACATAAAAATATAAAGAACCATCCCTAGTTTCACCTACTTCAAGATAACTAAAGAAAGGATGACTTTGTAATTCTGGATTGTTCGTATATTCTTCGAGTACATCAGCAATAAACCGATTAGTAGTAAAGTACTCTCTTAAAGTAACTCCTTCTATAGGAGATGGGGCTTCTCCATTAAAAGCACTTCTATCCTGTAAAGCTAACAGATAACACAATAAATCATTGTGTGCCATATTAATGGTTTCAGCTTTTAATGTTCCATAAGAAACTAATCCAGACAATCTAGCTCTCATATCTGAATACAATTTAGTTTCATAGGGATAATATTTAGCTAACTTATAAATTATTTTTCTGTTCATGTCAAACATACACTGCTCAAATCCAAAGGGATTGTCAGCTATCATGTCTAAATATTGTTCCTTTGTTAAACCTAAATTATCACTAGAATCATTTATAGGTGTTCTAATAACACCTTCATCATCTGTATATTGTTGATTATTAAATATATGCTCAGCAACTTCCATGTCAAATAAAGCACTGTCAGAGTCTGAGATTTTCTCTAAGTATTGTCTAACTCTTAACTGTTGAGCATATAAATCACCAAACGTAGAACCTACTGAATTAGCGGCAGTAAATCTAGTAGAGGCAATGAAATCAGTTAGTTCAGTTGCTGCACCAGATATTTTAGAAAATAGAGCCAACACTTCAAGTTGTTTTTTCTTAAACTCTTCATTTTCCATTATAGCACTATTTAGTCTTGCTTTTACTATATTATCAGCAAGTTGCTCAGAAGTAACATTTTCTTGACTTCCTAACTCTAATTTAGCATCTCTAGAATCACCTAACATAGGTCTGGAGACTTCATTTATTGCTTCTTTTAAAGTCTTATTGTTATTAAAGGCATACTCACATACTTGCTTAATTATAGGCTGATTAAAGAGTAATCCTATCTCTAAAGGACTATATCCTAATCTTGCTAATAGTGCTGCAGAAGAAGCAGTCAAAGTATTAAAATTCAAATAGTTTAATACAGGTTCCTTTACAGCATCTACAGAAGCAGCTAGAAACTCCGCTAAGGTACCCATAGAGTCAATACCTTCAGGAGAATGCAAAAGATCAAATCCATAACCTTCATCTGCAGTATGTCCAGCAAATTCTATCGGACTCTTTAATTTAAATGACTTCATCAAACTACTAAACATAGCATTAGTATTTTGATTAGCAAATAGTCCAATAAGTTTATCTGCAATTTGATTCTGCTGATTATATATTATAATAGTATCAGGATCTGTAGGATCATAGTTAGGTCTAGGATCTTTAATACCTTCTGATGAAAGTTGAGACAGTTTATTAATATCAATAATACCATTAGTAGTAAATTTACTAGGATCTGTTAGAGTTAAATGCCTTATTGTAAGAGCAGCAGTCTTTGACTCCTCAAAGCCCTGAGGAGTATACCTAGATTTAAATGTATCTTCATCCATAAGTCTTTGTCTTATAAGATGAATTAACATATTATTTCTTGCTACCCTAGTATTTTCAGAAGGAGCTTTTGTACAATCATACTCCTCCCATTCTAATTTAGAATCTTCTTCATTCTCCAGTTCTACTTTATCTTGTGCACTTAGATGCTTGATTATAGCTTTAAGTTTATTTTTCTTTTTAGATGAAGCTTTTTGCTTAAACTCTTTCCTCATGAAATAGAGTTTATCAATATCAAAGTCAAATCCAGCTATAGTAGTACCTTGTGCAGGAACCATTATTGTTCCACCACTAGTTTTAGGAGTAAACCTTACTACCTTAAGATTTAACATAGAGTATTCTCTTTCAGTAGGAATTCTATAAGCAATAACATCTAAAATACCTGGAAATTCTTTCTCTAATAAAGATTTACCATCAGTATCAACTATTAAAGTACCATCTGCATTACAATACTTACTAAAGGAAAGTTCGTGCTCTTCACCACTAGCATCTCTATAACGTAAATCAAATGGTATTACTGCCTCTGCATATTTTATATTTACAATATCTTTCTTTCTTTCTTTAAAATCAGAGTCAGTACTTCTTATTTCATTACCATCCTTATCAACTGCTACAAAAGCAAGTCCTCCATCTTCTTTGTATTCTTCTATACCAAAAGCAGATACTTGCACAGCAGAACCACCATTAATCTTTTGCTTATTTACATTTTTCTTAAAGTGAGACAATAGTAAAGCTGCAGAATCATGTTCTAGTCCAAAGTCAAATAAAGGAAGAGAAAATAAGCCTCCTTCATCTAATGAATAAGCAAGTATATTTTCTTGAGAGTCTCTATCATTAGATAAAGTGGCTTGTGCTAAGATTTCACTTAACTTGCTTGGGTTACTAAATAATCGATCAACATCCTCGTAGTCCTCTAAAATATTAGCTGCAATCAGATTATTATAAAGAGCAACTAAATTTCTACCATTTAAAACAGTTTCTCCTCGACCGTTAATAACTACTTTACCATTTGGAGATAACCCTTCTATATATCTAGAGAAATCATTTTCTTTATATTTACCATCTTTATCATATTTAATAACACCATTCATAATTAGCTTTCTTACTTGAGTACCAAATAATCTAGAATCATGAATATGTTCAGGAACATTAGTTTGTATTAGGTAATCTTTGTAAGATAATTTATGCTTATAAGATAGGTGTACTGCATACTTTAGTCTATCTTTATTTGTAATATTAGTATTACCTGTATAACTACTAACTTCATCATCAGAATACTGCTCAAAGTTATTTAACTTCGTATAACCAAAAGAACCTACTTTAACAACTTCAGTACTTGCTGCTATATCTATACCTTCTTCTTCCATAACTTCAGCAAGATCTCTAATCTTACTTCCCTTTGGAAGTAACTCAGGTATTAAGATAGCTTCAGCACATTTATGTTGTACAGGAATAAACATTACTTCATTATTTCCAAGATCAATCCTTTCATGTGTAAAAAGATATGATTTCTTAGGTTGAAATACCACCGCAAGTTTAGCTAATTCGTCAATATCAGAAGCATCTAAATTGCCTTTTGCCCTAATATTCATAATTCTATTATAGGCATTCTCCTTGGCAGCATCCCATTCTCCTGACATTGTTTCTAGAGTTCTTAAAGACTTTAAAGTTCTATAAGATTGGCCATCAGTTAATGTGCTTTTTAAATAAGCATTAAATTTACTACTTAGTTTACCATTTTTATCTCCAAATTGATGCCTAATTGCTTGCATAAATGCAGGATCACTTATTTCAGCATTTATTTTAACATCTTCATAGTAAATAGCTGTTTCATGCCCATCAGGACAAGCAAGTTTACTTGGATCAGCAAAATCTCTAGCCATTATATCTATAGCTAAACCAGGTGCATGAATTTCCTTATATCTTTTTTGCAATTCTTCTGTACTTTTATAGAAAGAAGTATCAATAGTCATCATTTGCAATTGTTGAATAGTTGCAAATTTAACATTCATATAGAAATTCTTTATCCTTTGGTCAATATTACTTGTGGTAGCTGATTCTGAAATAAATGTATATCTTTGACCATTACCTGTATCAGTAGTTTCTAATGCACCATAAGCTTGCATTCTTTCCTTAAATTTAGGTATAGCCTTTTCCTCAAAGTATTTCTTTATAGCATTTTTTACTTCTGTTTCTGTAGAGTTTCTAGTAATACCCATGTCATTAAGAAAAGGAAGCATTGTAAACTTATCTTTACCTTCATGAAAAGCTGGATTAAGTCTTGAATAAGGCTTACCAGATTCGGTTTTTCCTTTTTCATCTAGCCAAGTTTCAAAAGCTTCCACTTGAGACATTCTAATGCATTCTTGTTTGAACACATTATAGAATCCATTCAAAAGTTCTTCCTCATTATAATGCTTAGCTGTAATATATTTAGAAGCACCACTATCCCCCATAATAAAGACTGGATACTGACTATAGCCTGTCTTATTTTGTTTAGAATAAAAATGCTCCCACATTGATAGTATATGTTTTCTTGAAGTAAAATCTTCAAAAACATTTTGATCAGAACCTAAGAAACGCTGATAACTAAATGTTCCAGCAAAAGTATCTACTAAGTGTTCATTTGAATTACAAGCATTATAAAGCTCTTCCAACCATTTATTTAAGATAATAGGGCCTTGTTTAAAGAATTCAGAATCTAAAAATTCTATTTCCAAAAACTTTTTTAATCCTTCCTTATCATTATTTTTAACATAGTCACTGATATAATCAAACATATTACCCATATAAGAAGGATTTATATCAGAATAATAAGTTACCCCTTTACCTTGTCTATTTTTATATCTACTTGTTCTTTCAATTTTATATGCATGTGTTTTTTCTGCTATAGTATCAAAAATATGTTCAAACTTTTCATTTATAGTAGATTTCGTCTTACCAAAAGGCTCATTTATTAACTTAAGATAACCTGTATGCTTTAATTTACTATTTTGTTTAGAAGTAGAAACATTGTAGTTAATTAATTCATCTAATTGCTCTCTCGATAACACTTGATCAATACCTTGAGTAACTATTTCTAACAACATTTTAGTATAATAGCGTTCACTCTTAGCATCTTTCATAATTTGATCAGCAGTATCAGCATTAAGATCAATACCAAGCCTTCTACTAACTTCTACTAAGAAAGCTCTTTTTTCACCTCTAGTTTTAGTACCATTATAGTATACAGATCTTTTTTTATTTCTATCTTGTTGTTGCTGAGCAAATATATTATTAGAAGGAGTTGAATTATTTTTTTCTACTTTAGGAGGTAATAACCACTCTAAAATAAGTGCTCTTGTGTCTTTTAAATTCTTCCAATTTATAGAGGCGTCATTATTAAGAGTACTAGAGGGAGAATAAACTTCTCTACCTGTATTTCCTTCTGAAAATAAACTGATACCTGACTTTATTCTTCTTATAAAGGAATCTCCTAAATTATGTTCAGATTTATTTAGTTGTTTGAGTCTAAATGTAGATAGCCCATTTTTGATCTTTTCAACCATCATTGTATAAGGTTGAAAATTTTTCTTAAAATCAACAAATAATTTAGTTTTAAATCTGGGATCTTGTAATATAGCTTTAACTATTGGAGTAAGCCAAGCTTCTCTAGGAGTCCATGCTCCAGTAATTTTATTCCTAACAGCTAATCTGTTTAATATAGATTCAGAAGAAGAAATTCCACGAAGTAAACTAAGTAATCTTTGATGAGCATCTACGGGGTCCATATAGACAGTAAATCCAAGATCATCAGTAACCTTTTTCACAGTACTTTTAACCTTTCCTGTAGAATCTACTTCATCAGCTATTTCATACAAAGGTAACACACTTAAGTATCTTCTAACCTGCTTACCTATACTGCCATAAGCAGATCTTAATACATCAACTTCCTGCCAGTGCTCTCTTGTGGAATTTTCAGCATCATACAGATCTTCTACATAATTATCTCCAAATTCATCTGTATTAGTATAACTTGCAAAAGCTAATTTATTACCTAATTTTATACCTTCAGTATTCTTTAATTTGTTCCTAACAAACACTACTAAAGCAGACCAATTATTAAGAGTATCTCTTAGCTTTTGTGCTCTTTCTTTAGCTAGTGCTCTATCACTTTCAGATTTAGAATCATCATTAGCAAGAGCTTCATACTTGGCCATTCTATCCATTAGTGAATAATATACAGAATCTAATATTGCAAATTGCCCTCCTATTGTTCGACCATTCTCTTTAAATCCTGAATAAACTTCTTTACGAGTTCTTCCAGGATATTGTCGCTCAATACTATCAGCTACTTGCATTACCATATTAGCAATCATATTTATTCTGTTAGTTCTCTCGATAGAAGTAAGAGATGAAGACAATTCATTATAAGTACTTCTTAAATTAGTCCCCTTACTATTAACTTCTCGAACTATACGTTCTCTCTCTTCTCTAATAAAATTCTTTATAGTTTCTGTAATTTCATTTACCTGAGAGTCATTGTAGGTTTCTAATAATTTAGCTTTAGGATGGCGTTCATCATATAAAGCTCTTATAGTAGCTATTCTAGCAGGAGGAAATCCTCCCTTGCCAGTTTCTTTATTCCATCCAAAGTTTTCAGCTATCTTATCATCTAATGATGTAGAATTATAACATACCATAATTAATATAATTTATTTTGCAAAGTTAATTAAATAATTTCGTTTCTCAAAATAAATAATAGTAAAATTATTTATTGTTAATTAGTTTGTTTATAAAGTTAGGTAAAAAATAAGGCAGATGAACCACCTGCCTTATTTAAGTAAACTACATAATTTCTTACTAATAGAAGTAATATCACACACATATTTATCTACAAAAGTTAAGTCATAATCATGTGCTTCTTCCTTCAAACTATTTGCTAAACTTTTTAGTCTAGCTCCTAATTGTACAGCTTTAATTATTTTCTCTTTCTGCGTCATAAATCATCCAAGAATAAGGTAAATTGTTAATAATCCACTCACAAAACTTCCTCCATTCAGGTAGTCTATGATTATATCTTTGTAAGTACATTCTACGAAGAGTTTGGTAAGAAATCATTTGTACTCTCTTTTGCATAGTACCTTCAGGAAGTCTACTTTTCATATATATTAAATCTTCCTCAGACATACCCTTACCTTGCATGTGCATAGTACTTTCACTGGCTAATTGCTCTCTGCCTATTCTATAGGTATCAAACTCTACCCACCAATACCTAGGAGCATTAATTTCTAAATAAGCATTTACTCCTCTAAGTATTTTAGCATGCTCATCTCCTCTATGAATTAAAGCTTTTATCAAAGATATGTCGTGATCAGTTGGTTTTATAGTCCAATTTCCAGTATAACCATCCTTTTCCTTTACCATAGCCATCTTAGTATAAGATTTACCTTCTATACCATATGGAAGATGCAATGCTTGTAAAGCACTAACAAAACCACTTAATTCTATACATCTTATGTCTATCATATTTTCTGTATTAAAAAGTTTAGACATTTATGAAGGAGTTTAGTAACTTCTTCTATATTAACATCTTTATTTAACAGTGCATTTTTGCCATTATACCATACAACAAACTTATTGTCTGGCAATTCAGTTATTTCTAGCTTAGTCATTTGTATTCATTATATAAGATTTCTGCAATAATATCAATGTTCATCATGATTTGTTCATGAATATCAAGCTTATAATCATTCTTTCTAGCTGGCCAACCATGACAAATCATTTCATACTCACATCTAGACCAGAATTGGTATCTAGAATTACTCTCGATAAACTGCTTAAATTCATCTAAAGTAGTTGGGACTTTCCAGTACTGATTATCATCTAACTTATTTTTCTTTCTGCGTTTAACTCGTTTGTTATAGCAATCTCTAAAATAAGGAAGAACATCATAGTATCTTAATTTATCAGTATTAAAGTCCCATTGTAGGACATTAAAAATCTTTTTATTATTCATAACAATTTAGTTAGACAATGCTTCAATGCAGTGTCAACTGTTTCTTCATAAGAAGGAAAATCACCTTGTAATTTCTTATAGTTATCATTAACCCATATATCACAACCCCAAGCAGAACATTTTGATTCAGCATTGAAATACTCAGGTTGAATTACTATGATTACATCTTTTTTTCTCAGAAACTTCATCGCCATTTGATGAGTAGGGCAAAGTATAGCAGCAGGTTTACATGTACTACAATCTCTAATTGGAATATCTATCTTAGACCAACGATAATCTCCGTTTTCTAAAATAAAATAAATTGCTTCACAATACTCTCTAAACCCTTTCTTATCAAGCAATTTTGCTACTTCTGGAGAGCAGTAATCTTCTGTTATCATAGTCCGAAATCTTATTTGAATTGTTCAACAAATTTTTCAACTTCATGTTTTGCATCACAAACACCTTGAAGGTAGGCATCATCAATTTCTCTAAGCATACCTCGCAGAATAACTTTGTTCACCTTCGAAGTGCTTTTATCTTCTATCAAGTCTTTAATTACGATTAGTTGTGCTTCACTTGGTTTCCATTGTTTCTGAGGTCTGAGAGATTTGAGCCAAGACTTTATATTGTCTATTTTTTCAGGCACTATATTTAATAAGGATGCACAATTCATAACCTGCTCAATACTCAATATTATTTGTTTATCCTCTTCACTCCACTCAGAAAGCGTTTCATTTGTATCGCCTTGCTTTTCAAGCCAAGATGCCATATCAAGTGCAGCCATCTCACACCAAGACTCTTTCGACAACGATGGGTCATAGTCTTTTGATGTTTCCCATGCTATTTGATGCGCTTTTTCTTTAATATCTGTATGATTGATAGTTTGTTCATCTTGTTTTTCAAGCCACTTCAGACAATCTTTAAGATTTGTGCCATAATCCTTAAACCTTTGCTCATTTGCATCAGTAAGGCACATTCCAATACAGTTTTTTATATTCTCATCGGATGTCTTTGATTTTTTATTCCACATCCTAACCATTTCTTCAACCTCTTCTACTTGCTTTTTGTTAAGATAATCAAGGTTAAGTTTATAGAAACCTTCACCACCATTAAAATCCTCCATTACTATTCCACCGTTAGGATAATTAACGTCTTGATGGTTTTGTTGGCAATCCACTATTTTATTGCATTGCTTTTCAAGCCAATCAATACATTTATCAATGCTTACACCTCCAAAATTAGTCCACCCCATATCAGGAGCATCCCTACAATCAATGAGACCTATGAGTATTGCTTTCCTTATTCTCTCATCATCACTCTCTTTGAGTTCGGGGAAATAGCGTTCAGCCTCTTCTTTTGTGGCTCCATGCAAGCCACTATAAAGACCTTGCATCCATTTTAAGGCGTCTTTGTATTTCTGTTCGTAGTTCATAACTTATTTTACTATTTATTTTTTATTACACGTTCACAAAATAACATTGCTAAATAGCATCCAAGAAAGTTTGTGGATGCCTGTACAAAAATGGCTATCCATAAATCTACTTCTGATATGAACTTAATCACCACAGCAGAAAATGTATAGCAAATGCAGTTTGAAAGAGAAGCAATAAGTTTTCCTGATTTAATAACCAATATACTTCTTACTATGTGAAGAAATACATTGATTAGAGAAATTAAGATATATGCTATAATCATAACAAGTTTTGTTCGTGTAACTTCAAAATCATTTCGTAGCAAGCATCAACAGGGTTGTCTTTTGAAATAAATTCTAAATCAGAATTATTAATCCCTAAATACCATTGTATCGTTTTATATGAAGATAAACTTACTGAAGCGTCTTCATCTATAGAATATGCCCTATTGTTTAATATATCAAGCAATGCCACAAGTGACCAACAAGGTATCAAAAAGTCAGGTGTTTCCTCCATATTAAAAAATTCTTTGAATTTGCAATAAGGAGTCATTAACGGTGGCATATTAGTTCGTTGTGATATATTAAAACACATATCAGCACTCTCAACTGGCAGTATCTCTGCCAACTTCTTGCTTTGGTCTAAGTCTGTGTATGCTTTTGCCATAGTTATTTCTTTTTAAGTTCTTCAATAGGATAATCTTTTTCATCGGTTTCTAATTATAAAGATTATTGTGAATGAAATTTTTGTATGCAAAATTCTCCATAAATTTTATATGGCTTCATTCCATCTATTTTAAGTTTGTATTCTTGGCCGTCAATATTTGATTTGACAAGTGGTTTGATATTTTGAGGTATATCTGGCACACAGTTTTTACAATGTCGTACAAGTTCTGAATGCATATCTCTTCCATCTTCTTTACATCCACAACATTCACAGGGAATATTGTATATAAAATATGTTCTGCTTAATGGAGCTTCTTTTCCACAAATATCACATTTTCCAAATTCAAGTTCTCCCATAATTTTTTAATAATTATTTATTCTAAATCATAAGAAATTAAAAAATTCATAGTACTACTTCTTTAAACTATTATTTATGATAACTTTTCTATAATATTACTAATCTTATCTACTGTAGTAATACCATTGAATCTATGTAATTCTTCCTCTTTATCATTAATTATAATTAGAGTAGGAATATTTTTTATATTATACTTAATAATAAGGTCTTGATTTTTAGCCTCTTCTATATTAATTCCCTCTAAAGGAGCAGCAGTGAACCCCTCAAGGAGTTCACTCTGCTTCTTACATGGATTACACCATGGTGCCCAAAACTTTAACAACTTCATTCTTTATAATTTTCATTAATAGGTTGATTAATATCAGTAGTTATCTTTACTTCACCTCCTACAAAGTGGTCAAAGTGAATATTATTACTGCCATATTTCTCCTTCCATTTCTTAAAATCAGCATTTTTTACTTTTAATACTATTCTCTCTCCATTCCTCATTAGAAGATTAAAAGGTGTCTTTAATACTAGTCCTTCTGCTATAAGAGTAGGATCCTGAGCTATTCTTGAAGTAAACCCATTAGCCACAAATTCACAAGCTTCTCCTATATTAAAATACCCAATAATAGGGACTACATCAATATTTAAAGCTTCTGCAATCTGCTCTACAGCCTCTCTAGTTAACCACCAATTATCTACTCTAACATCAAATAGTATAAAACTTACATCATTTTGTATGTATCTCCCGCCACTTTGTATCTTATAGCCATACCCTTCTCCATATAAAGTAATTTGAGAGCCTATATGTTCACCAAATACTTCTTTTAGTTTATCTGAAGGAAAGAGAATATTTAGTTTCTCCAATAGATGCATTGGTATAATGGCTTTTGCTGTTCTTCCTTCAAATGAATGTAGTACACTACCATCGTCTAACACATGAAGTTCTACTCTTATATTAGTGCCATCAACTTTTTCTTCTGCTCGGAACTTGCAATCTTTCAACCAATTAAATTCTTCTTTGGCATAACTATTAGGAATGATAATATTATTAGCATCCCTTTTGAATATAGTTTGTATCTTTGGATATTCCATAATCAATGTTTGTTTACTGCTCTACTTAAAGAGTTAATAATACTTCTAAGATTTTTAATAGTAGTAGGTTTTAAATTTCTACATTCCCCATACTGTTCTTCAAACAAATAAGAACTAATACTACTGATTAGTCTTACTGTCTTAGGCATTGTAGTACCTTTTACTGTATAACTAATTCCTTCCATAATTTTCAGTTTTTAGCTTTCTTTCATTAATAAGTAAATTAATTTTATCAACAAGATAAAATTGAGCTTTTTGTAGATCTTCTATAGCTTTATCAATATCCGACATACCTTCCTCTGGTTTACGACCATGTCTAAGTACATATTTAACTACATTTCCACAGTCAAAATCAAGATGTCTGGTAATATCTATTACTTCTATTCCACATTTTTCTTTTAACCAAGTGTAATGTTTTGGATGATTTACATTCTCTTCCATAATTTTTTAATAGTATTTAGTGAACCCAATGGTCAGAAACTTCAGCTTCTGCTGGAATTGGCAAAGACTTACAATACTTTGCTGCTGAGGATTCCATAATTTCTTCTAATATTTTAGGAAATCCTTCTAATTCTTTAGGAAAATCACAGCAAATCTCATCATGAATGCTACAACATATATGTACTCTATTAAAGTAATTATGGTCTACAATCCAATTAAATAATTGAGTCATAGCATCTTTCATGATGATAGCTCCTGTACCCTGTGTTACTGCATTTCTTGCCATTCTATCATATTTACCAGCAACCTGAAAATGTTGTCTTACTTCTTGAGCAATGTAATCTCCAGTACCTTTATGATTAATTCTGTAATCTTCCCAAAATTCAGGAGTAAAGGATTTTTGCCTTTCTAACCACTCTTTATGGTCCCACCAATATAATTTATGTCCTGTATATGGACATATAAGTATATAACCATTCTTCCTTACAAATGCTGACCCTTTTTTAGCAAAAGAAGACATACCAATAAACTCTTTGTCTAGAGCATCTATATAAGATTGTGCCTCTTCTTCTGTGCATTCAGCTGCTTTACTTATAGTAGGTGCTGCTGCCCCAAACATATAAGCAAACTCTACAGCTTTAACTTTCTTTCTCCATTGAGGTGCTTTCTTCTTTACTTCAGTAGCATCTTTACATCCGCAGGCTTTACATTGTTCTTTAAATACAGCCCAAGCAAACATATTATGAGTATCTCCACTACCTTCAGTAAATTCTTTAAGAAATGCTTTATCTTGGTAAATATCAGCCCCTAGTCTACTTTCCTCAGCACTGAAATCTGCAGATACAAATAAGTACCCTTTAGGAGCAGTAAAAGATGATCTAGTATCTTCATCACTAGGTAATTGCTGTAAATTAGGATATGTACAATCCTTAGAAGATAATCCTTTTACTTTAGCTAAATCTATATTAGACTGATTACTTCCACAGCTAAGTCTTCCTGATGCTGTACTAAGCTGTCTAAACACAGTATGAATCCTATTAGTTTTAGGATTAATAGCATTAAGATGACCTTGACCAAAGGAAGACACTACTTTAGCATACTCCTGATAATCAAAATATAGCTTAAGGAACTTGTCATTAATACCTTTTTGTGTTTTTAGATGCTTTTCAAGCACGCTATCTTTATCCTCGCCTGTTTTCTTATCCTTTACTTGAGTATCAAATCCTAATTCTTTAGCAAATTTAACTACTTGTTGACTACTTGACCAATTAATTATACACTTAGGAGTAAGGTCAAACCCCTCCCAAAGACTTCCTTCTCTATTAATAAAGACATAGTTGCTATAGGAAGGATTAGAGGTAACAAAATCATCTAACGCTGTCTTAGCTTTCTCTAAATTAGCTTTATCTTTAAGCATCTTTGCCTTCCATTTGTCTTGATCTAAGTGTATACCACACCATTCAAGATAAGCAATTGAAGGAACAAAGTCACATTCAAGTTTGGCAGCTTTGATAAGGTCTTGTTTTCTACAATCTTCTAATTGAGATTTCATTATATTACCAAGATATTGAACATCACCTGCAGCATACTGAATAACTTTACTATCAAGACCCCTCCATATGATCTCTCCTCTTACTGTTTTATCAATATCTATATTTAACCTTCTCCAAGCTATCTCTTTAAGACTATAGGAAATACTACCTTTAGGCCATCCTAAATGAAGAAGTTGTTCAACAATCATAGTATCATATATTTTTCTAGGTATAATACTATAATTATATAGAAATTGTAAGTCAAATTTTAAATTTTGACCTATAAGATATTTGCTTTCTAAAACATCTTTATACAATAAAGGGGATACAGTAGTAGTATCTACTACTATTTGTGTATCCCCATAAATACTACCAAATTGCATACAAAGAATATCACATAGATGAGCATCCTTACCTGAAGTTTCAGAGTCAAACTGAATCATATCTCCCCAAGAATTAATTAATTTTAGACTTTCTTCTATACTTAACTCTCTGTATGTATCTGTATAAAAAAGAGTTTTAGTTTTACTGACTAGATAAATCATATTAAACTACAGTTAATATAAACCCTTTTCCTTTTTCATACTTTATACTTTCCAGTATTTTACCATTTAATTCTTCTATAGGATCTCCTTTACTCATAAATGGGCCTCCTGGTGGATCTACAAAGTATATTTCATCATCTCTGTGCCCTATTCTTATATGGTCTAACTCACTTATTAATAAGTATTTATTATCCCCCACTTGCTCTAAGTAATTATTGTCATTGTAACGACTGTCTAATTTAATTTTCATTTATAAGATTTTTTGTAGAAAATTCCAATTTATCAAAATTTAATATATACTTATATTTAGTAAAAAATATACTACCAAGGATACCATGAAGCACTATTCCTTTTGCTCCTACAGCATTATCAAAAGCCTCTCCTAAATCACTTACAATAAAAGTATTATTAAATATATTATTTTTATAGCTAATGTCAATATTAATCAATTCTGATCCAGATACCACTCCTCCACCAGTAACTATAGGATGATTTGAAGAAGTTCTCTTATTAATAGACAATTTTGATAAAATATTAGGAATTATAAAAGAGTCATCACTGCCAGTATCTAATAAAAAATGCAATTTAATATTATTATTAATAAAAGTTACAATAGGAAGATTTACTAGATCTATTGATTCTTTAAATGGAATTGTTAAGTTAGGATATCTAGAGACTTTATTATATTGTATATAAAATAAGTATATTATAAATATAATAGATATAATAAATATATTACCTAACACCAGTACTTCCATGTCCACCTCTATTAGAGTTACCTAATTTATCTACAATTTTAATCTTTACCCCATTAGAAAACAGCCATTTAATTTTTTGCCAAATAGTTGCTTTTTGAGACAACTGAATCCTGAATTGACAAATTCTATCCCCTTTTTTAATTATGTTGTCTCTAAATGCAATAATATGAGCAAACCATTGATCTTTATCTCCATTGTAGCTGTTATCTATAATGCCTTGTCCATTAACTAGCATCACAGTAAAGTTCTTAAATGTAGAACTTCTAGCATTAACTACTGCTTCATATCCTTTAGGTAACTCCATAGCTACTCCTAAAGGTACTACACAAGAAGTAAAAATACTTTTTCTATTCATATCTTTTCTAGCTTGAAGAGTATATGGGCTGGAAAGCTCTCTATCTTCAGCTGCTCTTAAATCTATCCAATCTCCATTATCTGTGATTACAGGAATTGGAAGATCCTTATCAATCATTTTTATTTTAATTGTCTGTTTCATTATCTTTTAATATTAATAATAACATCACTCGCAACGTGAGAAGCCACAGGAAACACAATGTATACAGCCTCCTTCTCTCACAAGTTTTCCTCCACAATCGGGGCACTTTTCTCCAGTTGTTTCACTTGGTATATACTTAGATAAAACTCTGCAAATAGCTGAAGTGAAAGATGCTATATTATCATTAACTTTTTTAGCTGTCTTAATAATATACCTTATATCAACACCATGTCTAAGCAACATTGACGAATATAAGGTAGCTGCCTTCTCTTCAATATTATCGTTTGCTAGCTCAAGTTCAGTTATATGTACTAAGTCAGACTTAAAATCGTAATGCATTTTGGACCTTTTGGTTATAACTCCCTTATGTAAAGGTAGTTTAAGCTCTATATTAGGTCTAAATGCAAATACTTCATAAGGTTTGTCATCTAGTAGTCCTACTAGTACGATAAACTGTTCTCCTTTAGCTTTAATCATATGTAAATCTGCAGGTAGTTCTTTAGGTCTTTTAGGAGCTTTAGTATCTTGTATTTCTTTAGGTTTTTCTAGAGTTAAAATCCCTTCTCTTTTACACCCACTTCGATATATAGTAATACCTTTAAGACCATTCTTCCAAGCATCCATATATATACTAGCTACATCATCTACAGTAGCTGATGTAGGAAGGTTAACAGTACTTGATATACTAGCATCAATCCATTTTTGTAGTTCCCCTTGTACTAGTACTCTTTCTTTAGGATTAATATCTGCTGAAGTTATAAAGAAATCAGGTAATTCTCCTTCATGGTGTATCTCTCTATACTCATTTACAATTTTAGCATTAACACTGTAATAAGTATCTTTGCCATCAAGTGACTGAGTTTTGCGAGTATAAGATAGTGCAAAGTAAGGTTCAATTCCAGTTGAACGCCCTATCATCGTAGCAATTGATCCTGTAGGTGCACATGTAAGTAATTGACTATTAAATAAACCATATTGCTTTATTTCTTCAAGCACTTTTTCTGGTACTAAATCCTTAATAAATGAAGATTCTGCTAAGAGTTCTTTATTACAGTTAGGATAACATCCCTTTTCTTTAGCCATATTCAGTGATTCAAGCACTGCATCTACAGCTATCATCCTGAATACATTATGAATAGCTGTAATAGAGTCATCACTGCCATACTTTATGCCTAACTTGATAAGCATATCTGCAAGACCTAAGGTGCCTAATCCTATTTGCCTCCATTGATTTACTGATTCTTGCTGCTCTTGTAGAGGATGTAATTGCATACCTTCAATAAGTACTTCATTCAGTGCTCTTACTGCAAGCCTGACAGTCTCACTCAATTTCTCCCAATTGACTGCAGCTTCCTTTGTGAAAGGATGTACTACAAACTCTGACAAATTAATACTTCCTAATAGGCATGATCCTCCTGCTGGTAAGGGCTCTTCAGCACAAGGATTTGTACCTGCATATTCAAAATCAGGCTCATTATTTACAAGATTATAATTCTTTATTCTATCCCAATATAGAATGCCAGGTTCTGCATAATCCCAATTATTCTTTACTAATTTATTAAATATATCCTTAGCTTTTACCTTTTTAATGTAGCCATTATCTACAGGGTATAATACATTATAATCTATGTCATTAGAATTTATATTATACATAGGAACAGCTTCACAAGGCCACCTTAGATAATAATCTTCATCATTTTCAACAGCTTTCATAAAATTAGCTGTTACTCTTACAGAGATATTGGCATACTTTACTCTTTCAAGATCAGTCTTACAATCAATAAATTCTAAAACATCAGGATGCCTAATATCAAGGGAAATCATCAATGCCCCACGCCTTCCTGCTTGTCCAATTGTAGCAGTAGTCTGTGAAAATAAATCCATAAATCCTACAGGACCACAGGTAGTTTTAGCAGCATTATGAACAAGTGCACCATTAGGTCTAAGTTTACTCAGGTCAATGCCTACTCCTCCACCATAACTAAAAGTCCTAGCTATCTTTGAAGCACATTCAAATATAGATTCCAAGTTATCATTAGGTGGAGCTAAAACATAGCAATTACTATAAGTTACTTTTCTATCTTTTAGTCCTCTATTAGCTAATATTCTACCTCCAAATAAGAATTTCTTTTCTCTAATTAGTCTTTCAATTTCAGGATTATTTCCACTTACTCTCTTAAACCAATCATCTAGAGATTCATTATTATATCTATATTTCTTATTCCAAATGTCTATAGATAACTGATTATCTCCTAACCATTCTTCAACTTTCATTTAACCATTCAATTATACTGTTAACATCATATGTACTTATACCAAATGGAACATCAGGCTTTTCTTCTAAATATCTATATAAATCTTTTCCTAAAACAAAAGGATCTGGACATATATATTCCTTATTTTTACCATAGTAAAGTGTCCCATACCTAGCAGTATCTCCATACCCCCATACTAAGGGAGTAAGAGTATGCTTATTTACAACAATAAATTCATAAGGTAGTAATTTATAGCCCTTAAATTCTTCATGCTGCTCTATATTTGCTAAAATAATTCTATAATATAGTCTTGCTTGAATGTGATAACTCCATTGTATAAAACTCTTATAAAAATCCCATTCAGCATGAGAACTAGTTTTAAGATCTACAGGCTGTATAATCTTTCTATTATGGTCTACTACTATCAAGTCACTCATACAGCGATAGTCAAGATCTCCAAATGTAGCTTTAAACTTTAATTGATAAAATCTTTGAATACTATCATCAAAAGGATTATTGGGAGCAAAATAGAACTTGGTAGCCTCACTTTCCTTCAATGCTCTAACAGCAGCATCAACTTGATTATAAGTTTCTGTATCTAAGATAGTTTTGCCTAATGCTGAATACATTATAGTATAATACTCCCCTGCCTGCTCCTTAATTACTCTTGCTCTAGTTTCAGGTTTCCAATTTAATTGAAACTCTTGTTCTTCACTAAGTTCTATAATTAAGTTGTTTGGTATTTCTTCCAAAGTTCTATAAATAGATGAATACCTATTAAATAGTTCTTTAGTAATTTTTACTATACTATCTTTTACAGGAGGGAAATCTGCTACTATAAATCTATCTTCAAACTCTTGGAGTCCTCCAGTAATAATAGCGTCTACAGCACTACCAAAAGTAAGAGAAGGGGTTTCTATTTTATCAAATAAGTTACTTAGTTTATTAAATCCTTCTCTATAAAATCTTGCAAGAGTACTATAAGAAAAAGCAGGATGTTCCCTATAGGTAGGTTCATCTACCTTCCAACTAATATCATATAGATTGGGCTTCTGCATATTCATTTACTGCTTCTTTTAGTTTGTGTAAGTATGCTACTTCTATGTCTTTATATTTCTCTTTGTTCTTATTAACTCTATTAATAGCAGAATCAATAAGGTCTACTAAACTGTCAAAATCTCTCTTTTCTATGAATTTATTAGCTATAGCTATATCTTTATCAGGAAGTCTATTGACATTTTTTCTGATAAATTGCATTAAAGAACTCTCCATATGAATAACATTTAGTGCTAATAATAACTCTGCCTTTGTTCTTATTTCAAAGAATAGTACAGGACCACCATATTCCTCCAACCTCTTCCTAAATAAATTCCTTTTTATAGGAAATACATCATTTTCATATCCTTTAACTTCTATAATAACAAAGATACCATTATATGTAAAAGTAAAATCTGGTGTATAGGTTATAGGTTGTAGAGGATTCATTTCATAGTGGAATCCTCTTTTTTTAGTCCTATTGTAGAAGCCTACTGAAGGCCTACATCCTTCACTAAGAACAAAAGTGATTAATTCATAATCAGGAGTTATCCCCTGCTCTACAAGAGTTTCATACATTTTAAGTTCTATCTTAGATTTAAAATTAATATTATTTGTAGAAACAGGGGAAGAATTTTTAATTTTTTTATTTATTGCCATAGAGTTCCTCAAATAATTCTATCAATGCTTCTTTAGCTCTATAAGCATCCTCTTTTGTGGCAAAAACAGATACTGTTTTATAGTTTTTAATTTTAGTAATTGACATAAAATCTATACTGCCATCTAAATTAGAAATAAACCAAACATTGTTGCCAAGCTTTTTATTCTTATTAAGAATAATTGATGCTTCCTTTAAAAGAAATGTCATAGCAGTGCCAGGTGCTCTCTCCCACAACAAAGACATGAAGCCTTCAGCTTCATCTTCGTCCAAATCCATTCTAACACCAACTTTTGCTACAAGATTACTTAAAGAAATAGAATCTTCTTCAATAATCCCATGAGCTATAAGTTTAGGTACAATCTCTTCAGTAACTGTAACTTTTACAGTACTTGTACCCATACCAAAAGGTGTCTGTACTTCATTAGTGATTGTAATCTTATCACCAATTTCAATCTTCTCTCCAGTTTTTTTCAAAAAATATTTCATTCTAAATACCAATTTATAGGATTATTATACTTATCTATCATCATTTTATTTAAGTCATAAAATAATTTACTTGGTAATGACATATTATTTCTTGCATAAAATGATGGGTGCTTAGTTTTAATAATAGTATTAAATTTACTATTAATATAAGGTTCAAAAGTCTGAGCTTGACTGCCCATAAGAACGTATACTATTCCTGTGTAGTAATTACAAATATTACTAAGTATCTTACTTATGAATGGTCTCCACAGCATTGAATGGCTATTAGGTTTACCTACTTCTACTGTTAAAGCAGAATTTAGCAATAATACTCCTTGTTTTACCCAAGACTCTAAACTATTGTCAAATTGTACATTATAATGAGCAACACTATAGTCTATACAGGACTCTTTTAGTACTTCCAGTGAGGGAGATAAAGTTTTAGTATCTTTATCATTACCAAAAGCTATACCTGTTGCAACACCCTTTTGTGGATAAGGGTCTTGACCAAGAAAAACTATCTTTAATTCATTTAAAGGACACAGACTAAAAACTTTAAATATATTTTTATATTCTGGATTAACAGGATGTTGCTTGTATAAGACATTTAAAGTATTTACTACTTTGAATAGTTCTCCTTTATCTATAACTTTTGTCCAATCTTTAAAGTATTCTACAATCGTATTAGTCACTAATAAAATTATTCATTATTTCATTTTCTTCACTTCTTATAAATTCAGTAGCTTTATCTTGAGAGAAGTTACCATTAGGAGCAGTAACTTCATATACAAAATCACTACAGTCATCTATAATTACTTGAATATTTCTATTTAAATAATCTCTTGTTATATTTGTGCGAACAATTTCATCTCCTAATAAATAGTATATCTGAGGATCTACTGCCTTGTTATTAAGACAATAAGGAATAACTTTCCTTATAATAGTCTTTTCTACAATCTTTTTACTGTCTTTGAATACTAATGGAGATACTCTACAAATAGCTCGTTCAATATCATAAGTAGGCTTACTTATATCTATCTTTAAAGTCATCATCATTAGTGGCTCTAGGTCTTTATTGAAAATTACACCAGGATAACCATAGTAAATGTCTCCATTAGCTGTCTGTACTCCACCTATAAGTTCTCTTGAGAATGTATTAAGGATAGTTCTTATATATCGCTTATGGTCTAGAGCTACACTACTGCATAAAGGAAGACATATACTATTAAACTTCTGTTGATATGCAAACAAAGCCTGATATTTCAGAAATGCTGGTACTTCAATAGAATTTTGCTGCAAATTTACAAAAATATATTTATTAAACCAAGTATTTCTCTGATAAATACCACTTCTATATCTATAATTCCTACATGCATTATTTATGCTATAGTTAATAAAACTTTCTACTGAATCAATCATATTAGTTTTTTGCTGTAAATGTCATTACGCTACCATCATAAGAATTAAAGAAGGGTAATTCTCGCAAGTTATCAGCCAATTCATTTGCTACAAAATTAGTAAATAAATTAACTATAATACTTCCAATCATATTAGCCATATAAGAAGTTTGTTTGTATGAACATAAAGTTTCATCTGCTTCATCATCATCAAACAAATAACGTGATTCATACACATCCATATGATAAAAATCATCTCCTCTTATACATAGTACTTGTAATTCTTCTGCTGCTAGTCTACCATCAATAAATAAACAATGCTCTCCTTCTTCTTCTGGTTTAGATAGTACATGATTTTTCCAAGCCCTATAGAATATTTTTCTAGCTTTCATACTATCAAAACCACAAATCATAATATCTGCAGGAATAGTATCAGCTTCAAACTTTTCTCTTACACATAGGGTACTATAATAACCAGAATAGTTTTCTAGCATACTAGCAATAGCATCTACTTTATATTTTCCTATATCTGAACTTCCATACAATTGACCTGCCATATTAACTGCTTCTACAACATCATCATCATAAAGAGTCAATTGAGCTGGCTTCATTCTAGATAATAGAAAGGCTACATAGCTGCCAATACCTCCTAGCCCAGCAAGAATGATAGATTTCTTTTGAATTTCTTCAAACCATAATGCAGAACTAAATCTTGTTGTAGTTTCATCTAGCATAAGAGTATCTGAAGGCATAGGGATGGCTCCTATGTCTTCTCCTTCTATAATACCAAGATGAATTAAGTAGTTCTTACATTCAGAAAATCCTGTTGGAGGATTATTAATAAGATCATCTAAGTTAGAAGGTTTATTTATAAGTTCCCAAGAGGTAATATCAGAAATAAAAGTTTCTGATTGTTCTCTATTGAGAAATATAAAATGCTCTTTTCCCTTATAATTCCATTTTAATATTTTATAGCAGTCACTAGAAAATTCAATATTTTCATATACAAATGACCAAGTAATTTCTTCTTGACTATAAATAAATTCTTTGACAAACTGCAGTACTATTTCATTAACAGGGACTGTGACTACATATGTATATCTAACTTCATTCAAGAGAGCAGTTGCAGTAACTTCATCCATACCTGCTGTCACCAACATATTTTTATAGGTAACAGTTGCATCACTATTAAATAATCTTATTCTAGAGATACTCTGCGCTTCC